GAGAACCTACTACTTAAATGGGGGTTAGAGAATAACAACGCTGTAATAATGTTTGTCTCACCGATTTACTCCCAAGCCAGAAAAGTATTTCAAGATATAGAAAAGGCGATGGACGGAACACCGATACTGGTGTCCTCAAATAAGTCCAACTATGAAATGACTTTAATAAATGGAACAAAGATATTGTTCCGCTCGGCAGAAAGGGGTGATTCCCTTCGTGGTTATACACTAACCCACCTAATCGTTGATGAGGCTGCCTTTATACAAGATAATATATGGAACGAGATACTAAAACCGACAATCCTAACGAAAGGCAAAAAGGTATTGTTTTTATCAACACCGAAGGGAAAGAATTATTTTTATTCTTTACATTTAAGGGGCATAGACCCCGACCAACAACAATACATAACACTCCAAGCAAGCAGTTATGATAATCCCTACATCTCAAAAGAGGAGTTAGACGAGGCAAAGAAATCTTTACCAGAGGAGATATTCCGTCAAGAGATTATGGGTGAGTTCGTAGATTCGGGTGGTGAGGTATTCACCGATATTGACAGATATTGTGTGTTAAATAATTTCCAACAAAAAACATCAAATAAACGATATTACGGAGGAATAGATTTTGGAAGACAAGAAGATTATTCTGTTCTAACGATAATAGACGATGATGGTGAGGTTGTATTCATTTACAGAGACCGACATAAGCCTTGGGACGAGATAATTCGTCAGATGGTAAATTATCTAAGACAATACGACGCATCGGCATACATAGAAACAAACTCTATGGGTGATGTTCTTTACGAACAGATACAGAAACAATACAAAAACACATTTCCATTTGTTACAACACAATCGTCAAAACAAGAGATAATTGAGGATTTAATTTATGAGTTAAACAAGGGTGATATGAAACTACCCTCAGAGACCTTATTTCCGTCCCTCTACAACGAGTTAAAACAATTCTCATACGAATACTCACCCCGAACCCGTAGAGTGTCTTATAGAGCAATTCAAGGGGGACACGATGATACCATCATTTCATTAGCATTATCCCTTCACTCACTAAGGACTAAAAAGACAAAGGGGTCATACTATTTCAAGTGAGTAAAATAAACAAATTATATTTTTAGATATATGGAAAAAAAATTATTTATTGAGTATAACTCCAAAGAGTATGAGGTTAAAAAACCTACAATACAGATGTGGAATAAATTACAACTCCTAAAAGACATAGAAGATGATAAAGATTTTAGGGTGTCCCTTATTTCTTTGGCAACTGGTATGAAGGAAAGAGATGTTAGAAACGCTGATTGGTTGAGTATTATGGAAGCCTCACAATTTTTATCAACACATCTATTGGATATTGACGAAAGGTTCTACAAGGAGTTTGAGATGTATGGTGTAAAATACAAGTTTATTGACCTTAACAATTTAACCTTTGGTGAGTTCATAGATATTGACGATTTCTTAAACAAAGATGAGTTATATCGTAAGGCAAATATGAACTTATTTATGGCGATGTTATACAGAGAGGTTGATGAAAATGGTAAGTTAGTAAAATATAATAGTGGTGAGGTTTTACAACGAGCAGAGTTGTTTAAGAACCTTGACTTAAAGTATTTACAAGGAGCGCTACTTTTTTTTTGGACTTTAGAAACCACATTACACGCTCATACCCACTCTTATTTGAGGAGGTTTATGAAGACGATAAATTTGATTCACCAGAAACTTTTGCGAAGCATTGGGGATGGTATGGAACACTTGTTTTTTTGGCGTCAGAGGACATCACAAAATTAAATGAGATACCAAAGATGCCGATATACTATGTGTTAAACTATTTAACTTATATCAAAGAACTAAACAAGGAGAGAGACCGCCAGTATAATAAAATGTTAAAACAAAATGGCAAATAACTATTACAATTTTAAGAACATCGTTGAGGACTTTAAGTTACTACAACGAAAACACAAACAACTCAACTCATTTGGGGTGGGTGATATTAGACAACTTTTATTTCTAACTCAACAGAGATTAGAGGAGGATAACGATAATGATAACTCACCGATTTATCCCCTTATTTATCTTGTTCCACAAGCAGCTCAAAGAGAGGAAGCACTTATTACATATAATTTTAATGTGATTATCTGTGATATTGAGAACACAAAGAACTACGATATTGAGGTTGATTTATGGAGTGATACATTACAGATTGCCGAGGATGTCTTGGCTCAGTTCAAGTATTCAGTAAACGCACAACAAGGGAACTTTGTATCTCGTTATTACATAAACCTTCCGACCCAAATAATCCCCTTCTCAGAGATGTATGAGGACTTATTGGTGGGTTGGAACTTACAATTACAAATCGTGGTGGATTCACCATTAAATCGTTGTATTGCTCCATATAAGGACTTTGACTAATGGAAGAGGGTTTAGAAGGTTTTATGGAATTGTATGGTGAGTTATTCGCCAACAAATTAAGAGAACAACTGAGGATGAAAATATACCCTTATAGGGGTAATAGTTATCGTCCTGCTGGTGTATCTGACAAAGTGGCAGGGGTTCATTATGGATACCCACAATCTTTGGTTGATTCCATAGAATCACAATACGACCCTAACAATAACGAGTTGGTTATTTTGATGAACGACTATTGGAGGTGGGTAAATGATGGAAGACAACCAGGAACCTACGCACCAATTAAACCCCTTCAGTTATGGGCGATGAAAAGATTGGGGTTGGACGAACAAGAAGCCAAGAGTGCTGCCTTTGGTATTTCAAGGAATATCTATAAGTTCGGTATTCAACCAACATATTTCTACGACTTAGCCGTTCAGGCATTATCACAACAATTAGAGGACGAACTCTATAACAATATTGGACTCAGTATTGACACCTTCTTAGAGAACACATTTGAGGAAGGTATTGAGTTCTCACAACAAATAGCATCTAACCAGTAAAAATGATTTCAATAATTCAATCCCCGTTACAATTAAATCCAACAAACTCCGACCATACTTGGAGTATTATATCAACTAACACGGGTTATACAGATTTCCGTTATATCGTGGATATCTACACTAATCCTTTTGAGACATATTCCGATAAAGTAGCCAGATTAAAGATTGCGCCTAATTCATATGGTGTTGGTATATTTGATGTAAGAAATATTTTGATAAACTATTTCAGTCCAAATATTAGGAGTGAAGCCAATAACTATTACCAAATATCATCTGGCAATTGGGTTACTTTGGATTTACAGACGGGAACAATCCCTTTGGTAAGTGGCTTCACTCAATCCAATTCCTATAATGAAACACAACCATACGAGAACATACAATCGTTCGGTTCATACAGACTGGTATTGGGAGAACAATACACAAGTGGTGGAACAACCACCCTTAATATCTCATCAAGTTATTTTGTTCCTCAAAATGGTATGGTTGAATACCTTGATATTGCGGCTGCTGGTTATGGTGGAACACCGAATAGAGTAAACTTTACTGCGGGGACATACAACTCATTAGTAAGTCCGTCAGTTACGGGTATTACAAGTGGATACACTTATTTACACACTACCTCGGCAGGTTCTTATGTTGCTAGTGGAACATCAACAGCATCTACGGGTAACTATGTCGCAGCATCACAACCATCAAATAATGACTTGTTTTATGTTTGGGAAAATAGTAGTGGTTGTGGATTTTATTTTAGTTGGAATTGCGGGACTTGTGAAACGAGTGGTTGGAACTATGTTGGAACATATTGTATTTCAAGTGTCTCCATAGGACAATCCCCTAACCCAATAAATGTATGGCCTGGCACATTAGATGGTAGGAATAGACAAATGGGAGGTGAGACATCATTAGGTCAAATCAACAACAACTATAAAAACTATTTGGTTGATAGATTTGAGTTGACTAATTTGGTAATGTCACCAGTTGTTGATGAGTATGATATATCAAGTAATTTCCTAACACAAAGAGGGACAAGTAAAAAGGTATTTGAGACAAGTGGTATTACCATTTCCAACTCAAAGAAATCTATGTCGTTCAAGCACAGACAACACCACAGAAATTGTCCTATTGTTGTTTCGTTTATGAACGGAAACTTGGGTCAATTCCAAAACCAAGTATCTAACCTTGTTGAGTTACAACAAACGGGTTCTACACTCAATTACAAGACCTCTCACACACTTTCATACACGGGGACGACATCACCCCTCGCTTATACAAATCCAGATGATAAAATCACATATTTCACAAAATGGATATGGGGAACTAATGAATTGGAAAATGTAAATAAGGTAGGGTTCTACACAGCAAAGAGTGGGACATCAACAAACTATACCACAAACGGAACATCAGAGATATTGGTGTATGAGTTATATGGTGATGAGTGTTTACAAGACCCTATTCACTTTGCGTTTGTAAATAGAAATGGTGTTGTTGATACACTGACATTTAGTCAGAAAAACATCTTAACAAAATCTACCAAGAAAGATATATTCGCTCAAAGTGGTATTAGAAACTCCACTCGTTATGTGTGGCAAGATTACCAACAAAGAAATATCGTCTATAACCAAGACCTAATCACTCGTGGTGAGGCTCAATCTATGTTTGTTGATGAAAATGATGTTCCAATTTATACAGACCTATTTATGTCCCCTTATGTTTGGGTAATAGATGGTATGGAGATTAAGACAAATGCTGCTGGTGAGGAATATGTTTATCCATACTTAATACCAGTATTCATCACATCAAACTCTGTTGAGGAATACAAGTCAAGATTTAACAAGTTATTCCAATACGATATCACATTTGAGTATAACACCATAGAACAATTAAACTCACCTCTGTAAATTATGTTAGGAATACAAACCATTATATCGGGCACGACCTACTTTATTGACTTGTTTGATGAGGACGATATCAAACTCAATATGTCCTTTGCTGAGATACAAGATATCACCAAAAGAAACTCAACTTTCTCACAACAATTCCAAGTTCCAGGTTCTAAAAATAACAACAATATTTTTCAACATTACTACAACATAAACGCAACATATACCGATTATGATGTGGCAAGGAAATTGGACGCTCAACTTATTTATGATGGTTATATTTTGATGGAGGGTTATATCCGTCTTAATAATGTGGTTGTTGAAAACAGAAGGGTAACTTATGATTTAACATTTTATTCTGAGTTTGGTAATCTATTGGCAAACATCGGTGATAGATTTATGAGGGACTTGGACTTATCAGATTTAGACCACCCGTTCAACTCATCAACAATAATTTTGGATTCATTAAAAGACCCCGATATTTGTCCCGTAACGGGAACAACTGAACCATATCAAAATGGTAAAACATATTGGGCTTTGTTTAACTATGGTTATGAGTATAACGAGGATAAGAGCTTAAATACCGATGCTACACCAGTATTGGATTTTAGAGATGGTTTAACACCAGGTTTCTTTGACTACATCGGAACACCCGTTAAGTATTATTACTTTAAGCCGTCAGTTCAGATAAAAGAATTGTATTACAGAATATTCCAAGATGCGGGGTATAATGTTGAATCAAACTTTATGGAAACTGCCTACTTTGGTAGATATTATCAACCATTAGCGTTTAACCCCGATGGTCTGTATTTCCTACAAGGTGAGGATATGATATACAACCTCACACAAACGGGTAATCCAGTAAATAATACGGGTTTTACTTGGACTGAATTAGATGGAACTGGTTATACTGGTTCGGTTCAGAGATATCAGTTGAACCCCGCACAAGAAGATAATACGGGTGCTGGTTCATATTCTAATTTTGTCTTTAAGTTGCCAACAAGTGGTGTCTATAAAATGAGGGTTACCTTAGAGGGGTATAACTCAGAACTTATACCCGATACTATTGACCTCTCAACAACATTTAGAATGTTCCTACACGAGATACAACAAGGGGGTATAAACGGGAAATCGGGTGATACAAAATATTCATCAACATTTTTTGTAATACCGCCAGGTGGTGGAGGTAACTACGGGTTTGATATGACTTGGTATGGTTCGGACACATACTCTTATGCTATAGATATTGAAAACACGGGTATTGGAACATTTATTCTAACCCAACTAACGGCTGAGATATACCAAGCTCCAAAGATTATCATCGGTGATTTTGACTACTCAAAAGAGTTCCCCCCTATTGGAGCACCCGATGAGTTTAGACAAGTTGAGTTTGTTAAAAATGTGAACGCATTATTTAACTTGGTTGTTGTTCCATCACCAGATGACGAGAAAGTGTTGATTGTAGAACCTATGATAGATTATATCGGTAAGGGTGATACTTTGGATTGGAGTGGTCGTGTTGACAGAAATAAACCTATTCAGATTACACCTACAACATCAGTTATCAACGGGTCTGTAGTATTCAATTTCAAGCAAGACCAAGATTTCGGTAATAGTCAGTTTTTCGTAGCAAATAACATCTCATTTGGTTATAGAGATTTACAATTAAACACGGACTATAAAGATGAAACGATTGAGTTCTCAAATAACTTTTCAACACCCGTAGATTACACTCTAAATAACATTGCCAAGGCTAACATTACCCTACCATATTTTTATGTTACAAAAGAGGAGGATAATGAATCAGAAACATTATTATATTTCAATCCATATAAGACAATACCTCGTGTATTTTTTAGAGGAACTAACCTACCAAATAGAAATGTTGGGTTGTTCTCAGCATCTACGGCATCTACACAAGTGAATAACTGGTATATGGAAACAAGTTTGATTGACGCATTTCCAGTAAATAACAGATTTATCACATATCCATTTGCGTATTCTGGTTTTTCACACTATACAAACTACAATAAAAACCATCGTTTCGACCCCTTTGAGTTCAATTTCTCTGAGTTTGAGGACTTATATGATGTCTACTATAAGGATTACATTTTGGACTTGATATCACCCGATTCTCGTATTCTAAATTGTTATGTTTATCTGTATCCCGAAGAGATTAAAATGTTGAGATTTGATGAAAAAATCTTGATAGATGGAAACTATTATCGTATAAACAGAATAAATGGATATTCACCAACAACTGATGAACCAGTCCAACTTGAACTGATTAAACTAACAAGGGAATATCAACCACACAGAGTATTATATTTTGATTTAATATCTTGTATTGACACCCCTACATTACACACAAATACAGACCTAACATACGGGACTTGGAACTTTGTTGGTAACTATATTAGTTTGAGTGGTATCTGTTATCAAATACAACAAGGGGTGTATAATCCATCGTATGATTATATCTCAATTGGAACAACTTATTCGGGGACAAGTTATATCCCTAACATTTATACAGCTTGTGGTTGTTCTACAAGAATTGACGAGGTTACAATAGAGCAACAATATCAACCCACACCAACACCTTTACCAGTAACACCAACGCCATCACCTTCAACAAAAGTTGATTATTTCTATTACATCGTAACTAAGTGTGGAGAACAACAACAACTTATCGTTTATTCTCTGTTCCCTCTTGTGATAGGTCAAGTTGTATCTGCGTTCCCTGGTGGTGGTGAATTACCTTCAGAGTGTTATGTTGTCAATTCACAAACAACCATACCATCAAATAATCCAGTAGGGTCGTCATTTATAGATTGTGCGGCTTGTAACTCAGCAACACCTTTAACACCCACACCGACCCCGACTATAACTAAGACACCAACGATTACCCCAACTAAAACTAAAACACCCACACCTACACCTACAAAAACTATGACACCTACCCCATCTCAAACCCCTAATCAACCTGCGTTATGTTATGAATATCAAATAACAAACGAGAGTTTAGAAAGTCCATTAAACTACCAATATATTCCTTGTGGAATGTGTGATGCGGCACCGATTGGGGCAACATTACTACCAGGTTTCTTTGGTAGTGTATGTGCTTGTGATGGTTCTGTCTCAATCGTTAGTGGTGATGGTAATATTACCGAAGGGGCAGAGTGTCAATAAAATTATATTTAAGATAATAGAATAAAAGATGGCTAATCAAAAAGAGTTCGTATACAAGGTTAAAATCGTTAATGAGAGCGGTCAGATTGTAGAACAAACAGCAGCGAGTTTTAAGGAATTAAATAAATCAGTTCAATCATTACAAAGTGAATTGGATAATGCTGATTTTGGTTCTGATAAATGGAATACATTAAATAAAGAATTATCAAACTCTAAACAAGCCTTAGGTGAGGCAACAAAAAAGAGTGAGGAGTTCTCTAAATCACAACAATCATTAGGAGATAGATTAAGTTCTATACCAGGCCCCGTAGGTCAAGTATCTCAGTCAGTTCAAGGATTGGGGACTGCGTTTAAGGCACTTATTGCTAACCCTATTGGTGCGGTCTTGGCAGCACTTGCTTTGGTATTTGTGGGGTTGTATAAGGCTCTACAACGAAACGAAGAGGCTATGGATAAGTTATCCTTTGCCTTTGCTAAAATCGGTGGTTTATTAGAACCCCTAATCGGTCTTGCTGGTAAATTAGCCGAGGTATTAGTTGATGGTTTGGTTGCTGGTGTTGATGGACTTGTTTCTTTGATATCAAAAATACCAGGTCTTGGTAGTGCCTTTGAGGAGGCAGCAGGTCAAGCTGAAAGTATCGCAAAAGCACTTGATGATGTTGAAGATGCTGAAAGGGACTTATCAGTTCTAAGAGCACAACAGAATAAGGACTTGGCAAAAGCAAGGGAATTATTATCTGATGCCAATACCCCATATAAAGACAGAAAAAAGGCGTTAGACGAGATTAAAAAGTCAGAAGAGAAGTTGGCTAAGTTGGAGTTGGATAATGCTCGTAAAAGGGAGACGGCTCTTAGACAACAAATCAAATTGGAGGGGGCATCAGCTGAACTTAGAAATCAGTTGGCACAAGCCACTATTGCCGTGGCAAACGCTGAGGAATCATTAGCGGGTAAACAAAGATTATTCAACAAACAAGAAAAGGCTCTTGTAAAGGAGGTTGAAGCAGAAAGAAAAGCGGCATTTGAGGAAAGAAAAAAACAACAAGAAGAACTCAAAAAGAAAGCTGAGGAAAGAGTTAAGTTTGAGAAAGATTTAGATTTACAATCCATTACTGACGAAACAGAAAGAGCAAAGGCTGAGGTTGAAATACAAAAACAAGCTCAGTTGGAACAATTAAATCAACTTGGATTTACCGAAGAAAAGAAGGCTGAACTTAGAGAACAAATTACTCAAAACTCACTCAATAAAATTGCCAAGATTGAGGAGGATGCTCGTAAGAAAAAAGAGGCTGAGGATAAGGC